TAACAACAACTTCGTCCAAACTAAACTCGAACTGCGGCACTAGTGGGCTTGTGTAGCCGTTGATACCAAAGTTGTCAACCCACTTCGCATCAGTAACAACGTCGGCGCCAAGGGGACGAAGGTAATCAATGATACCGGTATCGAAGACGCCACTTGTACGACTCTTAGTAGTTTGGAATCCAAAGTAAGCGTTAACAGTCGGGTCTGCCCCATCAGCGTTACTAGAGCAGCTAAGCCTAGTTAAGACACTTGGGAAAGAAATAGAAGCAGTGCCGTAAGCGCCAAGATTATCGACTCCAAGCGCGCCGGACACAAACCCGTCCGCGAGGGCATGCGAGAACGGAATTTCGTTAGAAGCGAGTGCAAACGCGTTAGCAGAGGGATTACCGTTTGTCACAACACCAGAACCAGAAAAATATGTAAATGCTGGATATCTTGGGGGTCCAAAAACGCCGAACGGTAAGTATTTTGGATCAATAGATCCCAAATCTTCGCTTGTAACAACACGAATGTATTCGGACCTGTTTGGATAATCACCAAACTCACGATACCTATTTTCGGTGGTATCAAACTCAACGGAGACATCACCAATCTTGTTGGCAATATAGTTTGAACTATTGGGGTTTAAGTTACAGTTTGAAAACCGCTCTAAGATAACTGGCCCAAGGTCAGTGTCGGACGCACGACGAACCTCAACATCAAAGGAGCCGTACTTAACATTGTCGTTGCTGGGAGCTTTGACATTATTAATAGAAATTTTAATGTTCTTCTGAAGCCAAGACCCATATCCATTGATTCCGACAAACTTAAACAATTTCTGCTGGCCGGCGTAGGTGTAGGAAGCCGTATCAGCGTTAAGCGACTGAGCGAAAAACCACCCAGAGTGAGCGTCACGATATGGAATTCTTTGCTCGTGTGGGCCATTGTCCGTCGCGCCATTAGCTACCGCTGCAATAAAGCCATATGTGTCTTTCCCAGCAAGAGTAGTCTCGTCTGTACCGGCGCGGCCGATGAAGCTTTCAAAGGTTTCACCTAACCAATAGGTCTTAGAAGAGTTGGAGTCGGCCATGGCGCCGGCATTCTCTGGATTGGTGTTGAATACGTTGCGAATAAAGTGGCGGCTGCCCTCTGAAAGATTAAAAGTAATGTCTTCAAGCTTGTTAGTGCCGGCAACCGGGTCGCCGGTAGTGCTATAAATCTGTGCCTTAAACTCGCCGTTAGTGGCCTTAAAGACTGCGCCGGCGGCGCCTGTAGTCTGTAAAGTCCCCACGCCCGGGGCGAGGTTTCCTGAAAGAATGATCGCGCCGCTGTTAAGATACCAAATAGCTGCTAGAGTCCCTTTGTTAGTTGCGACGGGTCCAGTAGTGCCAGATTCAAAAACATAGAGACCGTATGCGCCGCCGTTAGTAGCAACAGCATCGGTTGGTCCTGTTGCTGTAGTTGTCCAGCCGGCTTTACCGGCAGTGGTGGCATCAGGCGATTCTGTTCCCATAAGTCGGACGAACGTAACAGGACCAACGCCCGCTCGGAGATAAGCTTGTGCGGCGTATGCTGCGTAGCTTGGTGCGGCATAACCATTACCGAGGCGCCAAACGTCGCCATCAACGCCGAGGCCCGGAGACGGATCACCAAACTTTTCAGTGAACTCCGAGAATGAACCAACCTTGGTTGGAGTCATGCCCGGCCCTCTTAGTGACCGGCCAATGATAACTGGTCCCACGGCATCTGGAATCGCGGGGATTTGCGACTGGTCTATTTCATTGATGAAAATACCGGGGGATACGAATCTAAACTTGCTAACGTCTGATGGCATTACTTTGTCTCCTTAAACCACAATTGTCCGAATATGGTTCCTTTCACTTTATAAATAGTATTGCGTAGAGGCAAAGACCTTACTCTCTATAAAAACCTTTGCCTTCCTCATCTTCATCTAAGAATGTATTAATGTCGCCGACGATAACCCTTTCACGAGGTATTTTAACTTCAACAAAGTTTTCAACAACTGTAAACTTTGGCTTTGGATCATTCACGCCGTCGCCCATCAAGTAACCTAGAACTTTAATTTTGATATCTGAAATATATGTTCTCTCTTCCTCCCCATAGTTGGTTACGTTGTTGCTGTACGAAATATCTCCTTCAACGAACGCCTCATAACGATGGCCCTCGTTTGTTATGAAAAAAGAATTGGCTTGGCCAGTAAAAGTGTAAAACGGTTGAATAATATCATTCATTTGCTGGACATACTCTGTTCTGATTCTTAGATTATATGTTGCATTAACCCAGATTGGGATAGGTTGATAGATGGTCTGGTAAACAGTTGGGCCGGGACCTTTTCTTGGGAAGTTAGACTGGCCGCGGCCAACATTATTGTTCACTCCTCTTTTCCTAGCAGAAAATGCGTTTGTAAAGTTTGATGTCTTTTTTTGGTTTATCACCCTTCCTGCTGGTACATTAACCCTTGCTATTCTATGAAAACCTCTTCCAAAGTCTGGCATATGAGCCTGCCATGTGCCTTTAAACGCAGGGTCTTTGGTCATGGAGGCCCTTTCAACGGTCATAAGTGGTAGTTTAAAAATACCATTAACATCTCGAATATCTTGATCTCTAGAATTTTTTATTTGGTGGGCGCGTTCGCCAGCCACCCAAAGAACTGGAACAACGACATTGCCTTTGTTGGTTGTGGTTCGCAGAGCTAACTCGTCCTTAATATGATTATAAAGCGCGGTGTCGATATTCTCTATATTAGAGGGCATGAAAGTTATTTCTTTCAAAGTGCTATTAGCATCTTTTATCTCTGTAAAGTCGTATTTAGACGGCATCGAACAGATCCTCCCTTGCCCTGACGCACTTAGCTGATATCTCCAGTAAGTGATCGATCTGTCCATATAGTTGCGTAGGTTCAGAAAGTGTTACGATCTCGTAGAACCTATCACCATACAGCACAAAATCACCCTCTCTAACAAACAAGTTTTGATCCTCTGTTAGTCTTCGTTTGTGGAAATGCACCACGATAGAAGAGTCTTTGTCCAGACCAATGTTGTCTTGATACTTTGTTTGAATACCTTCCCACTCTACTAAGGCATGAACTCTTACTGGGGGCAGAAAGTTCTTTAGTATTGCCTCCCCATAGATGGGATGAAAATTAGTTGTATTCTGGTCTATCGGGTAATACACCACAGTTTGACCGATAACACGCTCTATAAGTTCATCGTTAACTTGCTTTACAAGGTCTCGTTCTTTCTTACCTGTAAAGAGAGGAGGGGGCGGGGCGTCTGGTTGTGTCCATTTATTTTCATTTGACATCTAAGTTACCCCTGATAAATCATTAGTGGAATGTTGCTATTAACCTTGTCAATAGCTGCTACCATAGCCGAATCCTGCTCCGCGAGAGCCCTATAGGTCATCTCATCTAATATAGTTTTAAGTTCTTCTTTTAATGAGTCCTGCTCATCCTTTGCCTGCGAAAGCAAATCACCTGAGTTTAGTGACACATTATCACCGGGTATTGGGATGTTGCCGCCAAACTTGCCACGAATCTGTCCGAGCATTTCTTTGCAAAGAGCTAGCGCATATCTACGAATCCAGTGTTTACCAATGGCATTAATATTTTTATAAGGTATGTTATCAAATGGCAACGTATTCATGTTGTTGATACCATCAGTACCATTCTTTCTATCTGCATCCTCTGTCCAAGGTTGGCTATCAATAGTAAACTGCACATACATGGCTTGCACAAAGCCTTCCGGGATTGGGAATATTCTTAGCTTATTGTTAAATAGCTCATAAGAGTAGTGAGACAGTCTCGTGAATAAGTGGTCCTCATACGCCATAGCCTGAAGCTTGTTTTGCCAGACTGGAATAATCTCAAATGTAGTATCGTCAGCGTACTGACCATAGTAGTTTAAGTTACCTACTACGTTAAGGCCTCCGTAGTATCCATAAAATCTCCACATAGAGCCCGGTGTCTTGTAAAATACTCTATGAATCTTTACTTTATTGTTGCCAACCAAATCAGCGTATGGAACAGCCCCACCGGTCGATTCGTCCGTGTTTGTAGCAGCAGAGCGAGATATAATTGTTTGCAAGTCATAATCTTGTACGCCTGCTGTTAGGGCAAAAGACGCAGAGTAGAAAGTGTTGTTACCTCCAATGCCAGCCTCTTCCGAGAATCCTTCACCAACGCGGCGAGCGTACTCAGCCTTGAATGTTGGGAACGCTAGATTAACAGCAGAACCAGAAGCATCGCCCCCTGTCATGTGCCCATGATGATCAAACGTGCCAGTTGCAAATCCTAAAAGACTACCAAGAACATTTTTTGCTTGGTGTTTATTAATGTGGTAAGAGTATTCTAAAACTGATTCTTCATATGCTGCAAAGACGTTACCTACGGTTAGCTCAATATCAAGAACGTCACCGCCAAGCTTTTTAAAAGTATAAGCGACTTGCTCTGCGGCGCCTGTCACAAAGTTACCATCGAAAAGAGGAGATTCGGTGTTTACATAAATACCAAAAGGATAGTGTGTTGTGCGCGCAGCAGAATCGGTGATTTGGTTACCGCCAGAAGTTAAGGCAACAGTGCCAGTAGAAGGCAATATAACCTTGCTTGTTGTACTAGCGGGTGTTAAGGTAGGTTTGGCCATACATATAATCTCCTATCTACTATAAGTAGTTTCTGCCAAAACAAAACCCCCCACCAATAAGGCGAGGGGCTTGTTAAGTCGTTACTCTCAAAGTATCAGGTATCTGCTTTCTTTTTAGTCGTTCTTTTTCTTGTCGTTGTTTTCTTAACTGGCTTCTTTTTAGCAACAGTCTTTTTAGGTGGTGCTTTCTTTACTTTTGGAGCCGGAGTTTCCTCAACTGGAGACTCGGTGGGAAGAGCAGGAGCGGTAGGCTCCTCTGCAACTACTAACTCCACCTTTTCTTCTTCGACAGTGGGCTCTGACTTTTCAGCCAGAGCTTTTACAAACGAATGATTAGCAAACTTTTTATTAAACTTTTGAGGGTATCTCTTAAGTCTATTTTTCTTACCCATTGGTTACCTCTATCTACTAGCTAGTTACCCAAGCTACACCAGACCAAGCCGAGCAAATGTGCCAGTTAGTGCCATCACAAACTAGTTCTGCGTAATCGCCAACCAAGTGGTTGTCACCAAAACCAAGAATACGGTTTGAGTGCGCCGCTCTGGTTACCGTGGACGTACCAACTGCTAAGGTATAAACAGCGCCCGTAATAGTTACACCGGCGCCCGCGTCGATAAGGACGGACTTGTTACTAGCGCCTGTGCAAACAAACTTAAAGTAAGCACCTTCTTGCGCTGCCGGAAGGGTGATTGTGATATCGGCGCCGTTTGGCATATCAAACAAGTAAATTTCACCAGTTTCCGCCGAAGCAATTGTTTTGGCCCCTGTGATTGTTTCTGTTCTTTGACGGCTCGCAACTCTTGCCGCTCTTGCAACTTTAGACATATTAATAATCTCCTATATTATGAAAAAGGCAAACCGCCCTGTCTTCAGTTATAAATAGTATGATACCTTTGTAAAAGGATTTGTAAAGATAAAAAAAGCCCCGCTATCCGAAGATGGCGGGGCTTAGTCTTGATAAGACTTGCTAGCTACTAAGCGCCAGACTCACCAAGGAGACCACGACAGATGACGAGGCCGTACATATCAGGACGGACCATCTTCTTAGCGTAGCGAGTCATCACGCCCTTGCGGGGGATGAAGTCCTCGGTACCGAAGATAGTCGGCGTGACCTGTAGGGGCACATACGGAGCGTAGACATAGCCACTCTCAAGGAAGCTACCACCCTTACGACCAACAAGAACAACGTTCCGGGGGAAGTAAGGATCGACGTACACGTCGAACTTCTTGGAAAGAGCGCCAACCTTTACAGCGCCAACAGTGCCACGGTCAGCGTCAGCGGTAACGCTTGCGCGGAACCCACTGGTGAACTCAAGGATGTTAGCAACCTCAGGAGACGTGACGAGGAAGTTTGCACCACCGCGTAGCGTCTTACGATGAATCTGAGCGGACACATCATTGATGGTCTCGATCAAAGTCTCGTACCACTCGGAAACCGTGCCGGTGAAGTCAGGGGCAGCAGAAGTTGCACCTAGCTCCAAACCAGTCTCGCGGTTTACGAAGAGACCCGGGGAACGTGACCAGTAATATGTACCAGCCGTAGCGCCCTGAATAAGGTCGTTAAGGATCTCACGATCGATCTCAAGAGCAATCTGCTCAGAGAGGATGCTCGTAAGCTCAACCTCGGCATCGAGGTTGTGGTAGGCGTTTAGGTCCTGACCAAGCTCAGGGGACCACTTGGCCTTGAGCTTCTTCGTGATAGCCGTTACAGCAATGCTGTCCACCTTGATATCAATCTCGGGGATGGCATTCTTGTCGGCAACAGAACCAGCGTTACCAGAGTTACCAGTCGGGAAGCGAGGCTCTTCAAGGCCCCATGCGTCCTGACCAACAACAGAGCCTAGAGCGCCGCCGTTAGTGAAGTCATCAGCGATTGGAATCTCTGTGGCCTTTGTTTCCGCGGCTGCTGCCGTGATGCTTGCATTGTCGCTTGTTGTGACAATAAATGTAAGCGTCTTCGGATTACCCGTACCAGAGATGCTGGTTAGCCTTCTAACAACAACATCCGTCCCAGCAAGAGTCATGTCAATTGCCTGAAGCATATCCTCGTTCAACTGAGCACTTGAAGAGATTTCAGCTGTGAACTGGTTAATTGGTGCGGCCGAAGCACCAGCAAGAAGATCAGCGTCAAAGCGGATAGCCTTCTTCTCAGCCTCGGTAAGAGCACCAACCGTGGTTGCTGCGGTGATATCGGTACCCTGAATAAGCTGCAAGGTTACAGAGCCCGTAGGGGAGGAGTAAGCGTTTCCAAGGTTGTAGAAACTGTTTTCCTTGATGTCCGAGACACCACCCGTAATCTGGCTAGCAACGACGCCACCACCGTAAACAGACTCATCGGCAACAGCACCGAGTCGGCTTGACTGGTAAGTGAAGTCAAGGAAGAAGATGAGACCACTAGGGAGACTCATCGGCTGAACGGAAACAAGATCGTTGGCCAAAAGACCACCGAACACGCGCCGGACAAGCGGGAAAGCAACTGAGGCAAAGCCCTCAACGTCGCCTGCGGCCATGGAAGAAGCCTCTTTTAGAAGCTGCTTGGCCTGATTTTCGAGGAGACGAGCCATACCGTTGCGGTCTACATCGCTGGTAAGGCCCTCAAGGAGCCCAGTCTTCTCCCACTTAGAGAGAAGCGCGTCGCCTTCCTTCTTGAGATCGCGATTTACGATCCCTTCAGTTAGTTTATTTAATACTGACATTTTAATCACCTCCTTTAGTATTATAATTTGGATTATTCTGTCAAGTTAATACCAGCCAATCTTTGGAAACGCTCTTTCAGAAGGCTTTCGCGATCTGAATTAACTTTTCTTCGTCTTGGCATAGTCGTTGAAGGTCTTTTGATAGCTTCGCTTAGTGATTTTGGCCTTCTCCTCTCGGATGTGCCCACTGCGCTTTGAAGGGTTTCAAAGATAACCTTCGCCTCTTCAACAGAATCAGCCTTGCGAATAGATTCGACAACTTTTGACTTTTGTCGCTCATTCAGGGAGGCACTATTCAATGCCTGATTCATATAGAGAAGTTTAGCATTTTCCAAGAGAGTTTGTTCAACCCTCTCTTTCAATACAAAAAGTGCTTTGGAAAGCTTCTTATTGTCGCTCTCCAAAGATTCGTTTGTTATGGTTAGACGATCGTGGGCATCCTGAAGAGCTTTAAGCTGCTCTTGGGCCTCGGTTCCGCTTCGTCTAGCCAATTCTAATTCTTCTGCGTGCTGCATATCGCCTTGAGGGGTTGCAAGATAACCACTCTTGGTAGGCATAATATCAACAACAAGTTCTTCCATGATATCCTTAATCATGTCTTCGTCAAGCTCAACTTCGTCTTCTTCGTCAAGCTCTTCACCTTCTTGAAGTGCAATCTCTTCCTCATCATCTTCGGCGCCCATATCAAGGTCCATCATAAGATCTTCCTGCTCTTCAGGCTCGCCCATGCCCGGGGTGCCTTCTAGCTCGGGTGCCATTGCCTTAAGGTCTTCTAGGCTGAAAGACATAACTTCTTCATCATCAGGACAAGGGCACATCTTTTCACCTTCGGCTGCTGCAAAAGAGGGCTCACCCATTTCGCCTTCCGGCTCGGGCTCCATGTCCATACCTAGGTCTAGCTCCTCCTCTTCTTGCTCCAAAAGCGACTCAACAACGTTCTTTACCTCGTTGTTGTACTTTTCCAAAATAGCAGTCTCGGCGTTCTTGAGAGCTGCGTTTCTTAACTCTTGTGCATCAATAATAGCTTGTTCTAGAAGTGTGGGCATACCTTGTTCCTCGTGTTGATAGAAACACTCATTTTGTCATAAATAAATAGTACCGTATTTAGAGAAACACCTTTAAGGGCGTTTGTTTTCTGCATTCGCCTTCTTAATAAGTGCTAGTCTTCTCAGCTTAGCGCGTCTTCGCTTAACTGATGGCTTCTCAAAATAATCATACTGTCTGGCGCGTTCCACAACTTTTTCTTTCTTGCACTTCTTAAGGAAGCGTTTTATTGTTCTGTCCGGATGCTCGCCTTCTTTAGCATATGTTGTAACATGTGATGGGCTTTTGCCTTTTATGTTTAGCTTCTTTACTACTCTTTGTCTGTTTCTAGGTCTACGGTTGTCGTAATGTCGTCTACGTCTCATTATTCCTCTTTTACACTAACGTTGAAACGCCCTCAAGGTGTTCCCAAGAAGATGTTAAATGGCTCGCATCAATATTTGTTAACCCTGCTATAACTGTTGCGTTAACTTCGCCAGCTTCAGCAGACATTAGATATAATCTAGTAATTCTAAAATCAGCAGAAAAAGAGGCAGACTCAGCTACTGTTATAAAGTTGGACTGGTTTGTTTCAAAACCTCCGGTTGCAAATGCCAGCTGCATATTGCAAGAAGCCGAGGCCCCAATGCCATCGTTTCTAATAGTAACAAACTTCGTGACCTTTGGAAACGCAATCTCTAAAGACGTATTAGCGGCTCCTGAAATTGGAACAGTCAAGTTTGTTTTGACGTAAGGCCGAGCGCTGGCTTGGTAAGAACCCACATGATTAAGTCCTGCCGTATATTTAAATTGTGATGGATCTGCCATTATATTTCCTCTCTTCCTTTAAATAGTTAGCTGTTAGCTAAAGTTTTCCAGTTTTTTCCGCCTAGTGCTAGAATACCTGAAATATCAACGCCCGGGTCGTCAGGGTCTTGTCCATGCATTGGGCTTGCTTGTGCTGTGGCAGATGGATTACCAGAGTCTCTTATGGGACTTGTGCCTTCAAAAAGGTCAACACCGTTATAGGAGTCCTTTCCTATAGCGTCAAGAAGTTGCTTCTTTTGGTTTTTCATCTCCTCTAGTCTTGCCGAGTTGTCTACAGAGCGCTGACGTGGACGTTCTTCTTTCATCTCTCGTATCACTTCTTGGTTGCCCAAGCCTTGGGCTACTTCTGATACTATATTGGATAAAAGCCCCTCTTCAAGAAGTGTTTCTCTAACACATTCCTTGACCATAGGCTTGATTAGTTTTCTTAGATCTGCTCTTTTCATTAGTCTCTCAATATATCATTCATGATACGGTTAATCTTGTCGGCCTTTGTAAATATGTTAGGCTCTTTGTGCTCTCTCATACTGCCTTTTGTATGCATAAAAGCACCGGGCGTGGAGGGTTCCGAGACGAAATCAAAGCAGATAAGTTGGAAATCGTCTTCCACCATGGTTGTCCCTCGTTCTTCACGGACCGAACCTAGACCGCGCGAGGAGATGCCGAGCGTGACACCTGATTGTGCTAGATTCTTTAGTATGTTGCCAGATGGAGTGTCAAGAACCTCAACCTTGCCCATAAGTGCAGGACCATCCCACCACATGTCTGTGACAAGGTGGGAAGCGTTCTTTAAGTTGATAACGGAGTCATCCGGATGGTCTAGCTCACCAAGGGCACGACGCTCTTTTACAAGTTTCCAATAGTTTTCTATTTCTCGCTGGAGTATCTTTTTAGAATACACACGACCATTGCCGTTTGGCGTGTCGTACTTCTGCATGCAACCGGTCATGTAGAACTTCTTGCCATCAGCAACAAGCTTCTTTTCTGCTTCGGTTAAGAAGTCTTGACATATGCCTCCATCACAGAGGGCGTAATATTCTCGTAAAAGTGATTTTCCCATGATTATTCCTTAAATGTTTGGCGGGCGCAACCCGCCCGAGCTAAGAGCCGCTGCAACAACGGCGAACTTCTGGAATGTTTCTACGTCGCATTGTTATACTCCTTGGTTATTATTTGCCTTTGTAAAGCAACCGCTCAACGGCTGACCTTACACCTGAAAAGTCAAAGTCTTTTGGCCTATTGCCGGCTAAGCCATTGGGCGCATCAAGATAAGCTTTAGTAATTTTCTCAGCCGTGGACTGCTTAACTCTACCATCCTCATAGTCTTGCGAGACTAGATCTCCAACTTTCATTTTTGCCAACTTGATGGCGTCTAGAGCGTACCTGACATTAGGATCGCTTCTCTCTCTTTCTCGATTAATCTTGTCTCGTCTTGCCATCGCAGCCCGGGCGCCGCCCGCAGAAATATCATTCATAATTTGTAGAACTTTGTTGTGATTTCTTTTAAGCTCTTTTTCGACAAAATTGAGTCCTGCTTTTCTGCCAATTGCTTTTACAAAGCCCTGATTGTCAAATAATTTGCTAACATCAAAATTACTTAAATGCTTTTGTAATTTTTGAAACATTTTTCGACCGTAATCGTCGTTGTCGATATTTCTAGCAATTGTTAAAATAGTTTCTTCTGCCCCGGCTGGATTCATCGCAGCGACTGCTAACGTTCTAGCATAACTTTTAACTGATTTGCCAAGATATTTCAAGGCGTCCTTAGGAGCAGAGGAGGCAACAGCCTGCCCGTACATATTAGTTATATCACTCTTAAGCTTTTCAAGCAAAAGCTGCTCCTCTATCACAAGATTAAGCTCTTCCTTGATAATACCTCTCAATTGCGTCTTTGTAATCTTCATTTTATGCTCCTTGGTTAAGTCCATTTTGTACTCAAGAATCCATCCGGTCCCGGAGGGGTGGCTGGGCCTCCTTTTCAATTTTGTCGGCCAGTTCTCTAAGAACTTTTGCAGCATATTTATATCCACGGAAGTCCTGTATGGTGTTTACCTCCTCACTAATCGTGCGCTGGGCCTGAAGGACCAGACCATCAGCGAGTTCGTTAGCGTCGCGATTCGTCGCATTGTATGTTTTATTAGCTGTTTCAAGCTCCTCTTGAATAAGTTTCTTAAGTTGCGTCTTTGTAATCTTCATAATTTTTCTCCCCTTATGTAGGCATCTAATGCATTCTTCAAGCTTCTCATCGCCGAATCAAAAGCTTCAAACTGCCCAGAGGGGTCATCTTTGTACGCATCTATTACCCTTTTCAGTTCGTCAGCGTCCACTATCCGCGAGGCGCCGGCACTTGGGCGCATCCAGTCTACACCGTGAGCCTTAAGCAGTCCGATAAGATGTTCAGAAGCACCAAAAAACTCTTTGCTTCCGGGCATATAGTCTGTTTGCATGTTTACAAGCCGGTTAACCAGACGACTCATCTCTTGGGCGGTCTTGAGCTTACCCACAAAATCACGCCCTACCTGCCTAAACATATCTCCTATCCCTTCGCGAGTTATAGCGCTGTTTTCAGACAAGACTGTTTCAAGCTCTTCCTTGATAATCTGCTTAAGTTGTGCCTTTGTAATCTTCATTCTAGTTTTTCCTTTGAATATCGGATGCCCTTGTCATTAACAATCATAGAAAGAAAGTAAGAAACGCCAGAGCCAATCCAACCACATATAAAAAAGTTTGCTACTGTGTAGTCAAAAGTAAATAGTTCTGTCCAAGCGTTTATGACAAACAAAAACCAGCCTGCGTGGAAGCCAAAACATAGGGTGCAGTTAAATAACTTGCCAAAACCCCAAAGCCACTCTTTGCTTGGGCGTATTCTATTAAAAATGCTTGCATACACGACAAGATAAGTCAAGCCGTAGCAAGCAAGCGAAAACCATAATAAATCCATTATAACCTCTAGTAAGTGTAAGATTGCCAGTAAGGGCCGTAACTGTAGCCGGGACGCAGGGCACCCTTGGTTTCTTCTTGCGGAATCTCGCCTAGCTCTGTTGAATCCTCTTCGTCAGGGTCAACAAAATAGTCAGTCTCCATTTCGTCAAACTTCTCCATGAACTCAAAGTAAGGACGTTCTTCGTCTATAAACTTGGAAAGGTTTAGAATCGTCATGTTTATTACATTTAGTTCTTTGGAATCCAATAGTTGACCTTCCATGGAGCCATAGATTGATCCGCCTTGTACAGAAGCAGGGTCTACTAGGCCTTTGCGAATCATGTGCTTAAACAGGCGGTCCTGCGCTCCATAGACAAGTTCTGACATTATGTCTTTTGCAATTGTCAAAACTTTCTTTTTTTCTACCATCACGATTATATCAATATCCGCGTGGTCTGAAATGTAATAATCGCCATTAGCTGAGCGCTTGATATTTAGTTCAATCTCTGCGATTGGTTCAGGAGGAGGTGCCGGCGGTGCTGTGGCCTCATCAGTAGGTGGCCCAACTGTGATATTGATAGCCATTAGTCAGTACATTCCTTTACTAGCTTTTGCACTTGCATGACCTTTTCAATCACGGCAGTGTCAATCTTTTGAGTTTGTAACCTATTTAATGCTTCTTTAACCTCGGACAACTTTCCGCCTAAGTCACGATTCTCGATAAACACTTGGCGCTCATGTAGGGATGATACTTCTTCCTTGAGGCGTGAGATTTCTTCATTCATATAAACCTTAAACTCAACCCCCGTTCCAAGGGAAGAAACAATATACTTGTTAAGAAGTTCTTTTTGTTCGGTTAAAAGTTCCTCACCATACTTCTTGTTAAAATTCTCAATCACAGTTTTAAACACTAGCTTGTCTACATGCGGCATTTCCTTAGACTTATTTAACTTGCCGGGCTTGGTGGCCATGGCACCGATAAGGGAACGCTCTAATAGAACTCGCTGCTTAACCGTTGTCTGTCCGTTGAACAGTTGCGAGATAGTTGCAAGATACTTGTAGTTGGGCACAAAGTTGTTAAATGCCTGTTTGCCAACTGCCTTATTCACCTTGTCTATTACCTGACTCTGTTCCTGAAATATTTGCTTTTGGTCTAGGGTATCATATTGTTTCTTGGACTCGGATACCAATCTTTCTGCCGTGTATACATCCACATGCTTTGTCTCGCATAAGGCCTTAACCAAATCTAGTTCTTTTCGCAGAGCGGTGCCGGGGGCAAAATGTTCTTTAACCATCGCGACGAGGGTATCTTTCTTGTCAATATCCTTGTCAACAATAGCCTTTGTTATTTCCTTTACCAAAGCCTCATACAAAAAAGCCGTGTTTCTCTTCTTATTATGCTTTAGTTTCATTCTTTATCTCCGTTGCTTTTTCTAGGCCCTCGATAAGGTTCTTGACTTCCCAACTAGTGTTGTGAATCTTGGCCTCCTCTTCTAAGAAGCTACTTGTGTAATTAGTTTCTTGAGACTCAAACATCCCCTTAGATAGCTCACCCAAGCCACCAAAGCCAGTAAGGCCGGGGAATATCTTTCTTGCATCTCCAACATTAGCACCAGTCTTAGCGGCCATGTGCCGCTTATAGGCGCCTTTAGAACGACGGTCTCTGTTTTTCTTAACAGGGTAATAGGCCTTGCCCTTGCTTACTGACGAAGGCTTGTCCTCTCTACGGCCCGGGGCTGCGAGAAGCGGGTCGTCGCCAATGTCTCCCGGATCTGGTTCCTCAACGGCCGTGTCAGCATCGCCGCCTCCAAGATCATCGTCGCCACCTCCAAGATCATCGCCACCTCCAAGATCGCCTCCAAGGTCGCCTCCAAGGTCACCACCGCCACCGCCGGCATCAAGGCCTGCTCCTGCGGCTTCTTCCTGCATTGCTTCCGCGACTGCTGCAAGCTGTGCGTCAAACTTGCGATCGTAGAAGATCTCTCTTTGGTTGCGGACAAACTCCTCATGAGACATGTTAAACAAGTGTTCGGCGACCCAACGACGAGAGAAGAACCCTTCTGTGGCTGCTCCGGCAACCGAGAACTTCTTATCCCAATGTTCTAACTCTTGTAACTCAGCAATCTTAGACGGGTTGTTAAGAGATAGACTAAAGCTTAGTAGGTCGTCTCCCTTGAAACCAAGAGTGTACAAGTGTATAATGCCAACCTTTTCCAGCTCTGACACAACCGACCTTTGTAGGCGCTGAATAGTTCTTGCAAAGCGAATATCTTTTTGAGCCAACGTGGTCTTATCTTCTTCAGCACCTTCGGCATTAGTTAAGTACGATGCTGGAATCTTAAGCGCTGAGAACAGCTTATCCCTAAGATATTTAACATCGTCAATATCGCCGGTGAACGTGCCGCCGGGAAGAGAGGAGATTTCTGTTTTTGATTCTCCTCTAACCGGAATGTAAAAGTCTTCTTCAACAGAAAGTGGATTGTAACGCAAATCAAC